AGAACTCGCTGCAGTTTGATTAGGAAAATTTCTTAAATCTAATTCTACAATAGTATTACCTGTTTGAGTTAAAAAGTCTGGTAGAAATCTACTCACTCTCATTAGAAATTCTCCATCTCCTCTAAATGTAATTCCTTGTTTTTGATCTTGAGTAATATCAAAATCACCAGATAGAATATTAGCTGCAATAGCAGTAGTAGTTCCTCCTTTAACTTGATTAACTCCAGTTTCATGTTCATAATAAATTGAAATTCCGTCCGTGTTTCCTACTGTATCACAGGTGTCAGTACCTGCATCATAAGAAGTGGCATGAGGTAAGCCAAAGATAGCCGAATCAATCCAAGTACTTCTTGGAAAAGTTGAGCTGGCGTTCGTAAACCATATGGGTCTAGATGGACTTGAATCTAAATAACTATAGATTACGCATCTATTAACCACATTGGAATCGGCCGTTGGATAAAACCACATAACCTCTCCAAATAAGTTATTAATTCCACAATAAATAAATTGATTAGAGGTTGTGTTAAGATCATCATAAACATAATCTTCCACCAAGCAATCCATTGATTCTAGTTTACCAGCAAATCTAAAGAAACCATTGTCAGACATCCAGTAAGCAGCACCATCAACTTCGACAGCTGCATTTTTTCCTATCAATCCACAGTTGGTTCCCACTTGTTCATAAGCAAAGGTAAAAGGCTGACCTACAAATCTCATAGTAAATAAAGATGTATCCGTCCATACGTAAAGTGCATTTCTACCTAGCTTAGATCCCATGATCCGTGAGCCGGCAGCCAGTCTTTGTGTGCCAGCGCTATTAATTGCAGTAGGTGCCCAGTCAGTTATATCCTCTTGATTAGAGAATCTGATAAACATATCATCTTGAGTACTTGGTGTACCAATGGTTGTTTCAGTTCCAAATAAAACTAAGTGACGATCGGGAGTAGAGACTAACATATCTCTGGATGCGGTTGGTGCACCACTAACAATTGTTGCTCTTGTTGCAGCAGCATTAGATAAATCTGAATCCCATTCAAATACTGGTCCATTGAAAATTAAAGCAATGAGGGTAGTACCTAAATTATCTAAAGACCATAAACCAGGTTCAGCAACTTTATCAGTTGTAGCCGCAGCTTGACCCCATGCAGCATAGTCACTGGTATTAGTTACTGTCGCTCCATCTGAATGAGCCGCTCTTGTTGTTCCTCGTGCCGCTCTGCTTATTCCTGTTAAATTAAGTCCTGAAACTCCTGTATAAGAAATTTCTTCTGTGCCTACTTGAATATAGTTTGTACCCGTGGTTGGAAATCCTGTAACTGAATCTAAAGTAATACTGGTTCCTGATCCTCCAGTTCCATAAACATTGTCTCCTAAGGCTCCATCTAAAGTGTTTGTTTGAGGATTGATTACGCTACCACCAAAATGGGATATACCCCATCCATAAACTCCAACCTGTTCAGCTGGGCCTACTGGATAGTACCATTTAACAGAACAGTCTCCATCAGTAGCCGTTGCATCTGCAGTGGATCCCATTGTAATAGTAACCGAAGTAGAATTTACTACTTCAGTTATCATGAAAGTTTTATCGTCAAAATCAGAAGTAGAATAACCTGAGCCTGTAGGAATGGTAACATCTTCAAGAAATAAAATATCTCCTGCTGTCATTCCTGTGGTAGAGGATAAAGTAATAGTAAGGATAGCGGAACCTGAAGTAGAGGCTAAGGCATTTGTTAATGCTCCAAAGTCAGTTTTGATAGGGTGGATGTCATAATACACCTCGCCAGAATATGCATATAAAATTCTATTGGTTCCAATGATGGCATACTTAATTCCTTCTTTATTAACCATTTGATGAAGAGCTCGAGCAGACCCACATAAAGACTTGTCTCCTAACTGAGACCACCCTCCTATTTTTTCAGGAGTACCATATCTAAAACGAACGTTTTCTCCTCCCGTCCATTGGGCTTCTGCTCCTGTGGGAGTAATTTGTTTATTGAATCCGGGTAAAAAACCTATTTTTTGTAGCATAAGAGTACACTATATATCCTATTTTTTAAAAAATACAGCTTGATTTAGTCTAAAATTATTAAAAAAATAATCATCTCCACCAAGGACCTAAAGTCCATACAGATGATGTAATTCTAACTCCTCTTGTGACAGGGGTTACTCGATGAGGTATGTCAGCTTTAAAAACAACGACGTCGCCAGGCTTATCAAATTCAGTTATTGCACGTATGTGTGAACCTATAAAAAGTTCTAACTGTCCTCCCTCATATGGTTTTTCCGAAAGATTGATTAAGGTAGTTAATTTAATTGCACTCTGAAACGTGTAAGGCTCACAGTCTATGTGAAAAGTGTATTGACCCTTATTCTTCGCCTCGTATATATTGTGAGCCACACTGTCTTGATCTAACCATGAGTAGATATCAAAACCAAAAGCCTCTCTATTTGCATGCTGGGTACAATCTTCAACCACTTTAAAATATTTTTTTAAATATTTATAAGGAGTCTGACTAACTTTAGCTGTTTTGATTGCTCCCGAAGCAGAGACATCATTAAAATTTTTAGATTTTAAAAAAATTTTATTTATTTTTTTTATAATGGCAGGCTTAAAAACCTGTCTAAAGAAAAACAAATCGTGTTTCATTCCTCTTTTTTTCGTTCTGTATAGGGAGTCTTTAACCGTTTTGTTTTCTCATTAAAATGGTGTTGCCAAGAGGAAACTATTCCCACTAAAATATTTCCAAAATGTCTTAAGCCTTCATCACTAAAATGAATCTTGCCTTTTCTAAAAATAAGCCATCTCTCTTTCCAAGAGAATTCTAGATCACAACTTCCATTTTTGAATTGCTTAAATCTCATTTCTCGTTATCCACTTTCTCTTTATCAACAAAAATTTGTAAAGTACATCTTATAGGGGCAAAATAATTTAATGTTGTTACTCCATGCTTAATACCACCTTTAAGTACAACCGCTCTTTTATATTTTGGTTTAATAATTTTAATTTCATCTTTTTCGAGGTAGTAAAATAAACCTCCCCAATCTACATCCCATTCTTCCCTATTTAAATATATAGTGGCTCCTAAATTATAAGGCCCATCGTCATGTGTTCTAAGAAGTGAATAATGATTCCATGAACGAAAGTAGCATCCAAAATTTTCTAAGGTTATTAGGTCTGGATATAATCCTTTAAATTTTTTATAAATAGACGCAAGTATATGTGGGGGCATCGGTAGTGAATTACAGTTAGAAGAACCCTTATTTATGTCTCCCCAAGCAAAAGATGGACCCCATGCAAAAGTACCTATCTGACTATGAACATACTCTCCAATATCTTTTACGTCCGCATCAGTTAAAAAATCTTCGTATATATCAATCATTACTTTATCCTTTGAGTACCATAAAAATCTCTAAAATCTTTTCTGAAATTAGAAAATGGTCCGTTACGATTTACATAATGTAAAAAAATTTGAGAACTCCAATCGCCTTCAAATGGTTTTCTACCATGTTCTACTTTACCTCCTGCATAAATTACAGCATCGCCCACATTTAAATCTATTTCTTTTTTATCCATAATAATAGGCCATCGTTTATCTCCTCCAATATATATCGTTGCACTGATTTCACAAGACGGTCTGTCCTTGTGCATAGGTAAAACAGAACCATATATATACATTCTCCAAAAAGAATATTGAGGTTCTAAAGATAAAGAAGTTATTTTTTCCATTGCTTTCTTCTTTGAAAGAAGTAAAGCATCTGTTGCTGGGTCTCCATAAAACTGACTTTCATAACTATCTCTACTATCATCATAAAGACAATTAAAGTTGTCATTTATACGATGTTTAATTTTCGTATAATTTAAAAAAATAGATACTTCATTTTTTGTTAAAAAGTTTTTTTCTATTTTATATGTAAAATTTTTTAAAATATCCATGATACGATTGTATACCTTTCCCCTTTCGTCACTTTCTTAACCGTATGTGGATATAAAAAATTACTAGGCCATATAATAAGTCTATTTTTCTTAGGATAGACGATACACTCTTGTTTTTGATCTGGACTTAAAAAGACAAATTCTCCTCCTTCAAAATTATCATTTAAAAAATATACTATACTTAAAGTTCTGGGTGTTCTTGATCCATGGTCAATATGAACAGTATAAAAATCTCCTACACTATATTTTAATATAGCTAAATCCTCTATTCGACCATCAAAAGGTCTTGGTTTCTTATTAACTTGTACTTCGTTAGCATAGACACCTGCCATGCGTGCAAAACAAACTTTAAAGTAATTATACCAAAATACTTCAGTCATTTTTTCTGAAGTAGGTTTAATAAATTTTATTTGGGTTGATCGTATATTTTTTTTAACCTGTTCGCCCGTTGCTCCTCCAACGATGGTGGCATCTCCATACTCTATAAAATTTTTTGCTAGTTTAAGTAGTGCTTTATTTCCAGATTCAGGCAAAAAATTATCTTTAAGATATACATAATTTAATAATTTTGTTTTTGTTTCTTCTATTTCCATTTCTTTTGTTTCCAAAATAAATCTTTATACCAATGCACATGTACTCTACTATGATCTACTTTTTGTTTATTGCTTTTTTGAGGATCTGTCTTTTTAATTTTCATTTTCCATGAGTCTCTTTTAAAAGGGAAGACAGCTACAATAGGGGTCCCTTTCTTTATAGTAAATTTACCTTGCTTATGAACAATTATGGGGAAATTACTACTTAAATAAAAATCATCATCAGTATCAACTATGCCGGACAATGGGGTAAATCTTGGATCTCCATTATTAATTATGGGAAGATAAAATGTGCTATATCCTTTTGGTGTGACCACTCTCCAAGTGTTTATTAGTTTAACAAAAGGTAGATTAGAATTTTGTTTTACAAAAGGACACTTGTCGCCTCCTAATTGTTCAGGAGGATGATAATCATGCCCCCAATTTACTTCATAACTATGTTTTAGCACGGAAGCCTGTAATGATACAGGTGAACTGCTTGGGCCCTCTACTCTCACATCCTGTGTTTTTGTTTCTTCATTATAATAGTTAAAATTAATGAACACATCTTGATGTGATTTTAAAATATAGCCGGCCGTTAATGCATCTAAAACAGGGAGACATTTTTTTAATGTACCAACCCCTCTTCCATGGGGACTTCCAAAGTTCATATGAGGTTCTAAATCTCTATACCATGCAGGGATGTTTTTATTTGCAGGGATAGGTAAAATTTCTTTGTCGTGTATTATACTTTCTGGGCCATGAAATTCTATACTTCTTTCAAACATAATATAATTCTGTATTTAGGTCTCTGTATACGAAAAAAATTAAAAAGTCAAATTATGCCCACTCACCCCAAAAAGGAATGGTAACACTATTGTCTATTAAAACTTTTCTATAGTTTAATGCAGTTACAGGAAAAGTAATTCCTGAAATATCTACAGCTCTTATCTGGGCAACCATATTATCATAATAACTAGGTAGGTCCTGTGAATTTTTAACAAATTTTTCTGCCCCCAGAGCCCTGTCTTCTAACTCTTTTTCAACATCGGCTTGAGATATTTCTGCTTCCCACCCTGACATATCAGATTGAAGCCCTTCCCAATCTCTCAACCAAGCTATTCCAGACGCTGAAACTTCACGAACCGTATCCCAGATTGCTCTTTCAAATTCTTCATCAGTTATTTCAAGCGCACTTAAATGAGTTTGTCTTGCTAGCCAATAGTCTTTTATAATTTCATTTGTATGAAGTAAACCTGGGCCGTTACTAGGAGTATAAGTATAATATTTAGCCATATCTTTTATGATATATCCTCATACACGAATAAAAAGCCGGGAGATCCTGCTTGGCCACCCTTCGCGGGTTGTCCAGGTTGTATGGGGCCGCCTTCGGCCCAAGCTAGATTGGCTGAGTAATCCCCTCCCGCCATCATACCGGCCGTAATATCTGTAACTACGTTGTCGGCTCCAGGAGCCGCTCCCATATTACCAGCGTTCAAACCGGGACCTCCAGAGTTTCCGCCAGTAACTGTTCCTAAATCAGTAATGTTTGTACTTCCACCTGTAGTAGGTGTAGAACCTTGACCTTCCCCCTTTGCTCCTATTGCGTAGGTTTTTGAATAAGGTTGTGTAATTTCAGCTGAATAAACACCCATAGCTCCGTCGCCTCCTGGGCCTCCTGATTCAGGATTATGGGTTCCAGAACCACCGCTTCCTCCACCACCAGATGCCATGTAGGCAACAATGTTGGATGCATTACCTCCAGCGGTATATGTACCACTTGCAGGTCCTTCTTTTCCGAATGTAGTTATAACTGCTCCTATACCACCGGCTGAACCTGTGGCTGCGGTAATAACTCGTCCTGATCCATCAATTGTAATATCTGCCGTAGTAAAAGTACCTTTTGCAGATTTAATTATTTTAGGCATTAATTTTTTCCTCCTTTATTAATCAGCCATTTCCACATAAGAAACATGCCATGATAAATCACTTGCTGTTCCTGCAGTAACGGCTAATAAATCTGTTTCATCTAACCACAAAGGTCCTAGTCCTTCTAAAAAACTTAAAGTTGAATCTGCTGGAACGGAAATTGTACTTGCTACTTTATAATAAGTACTTCCGTTATCATTACTAACTTCTATTGTAACATCACATGCGTTAGTTCCATCTGTGTTAGCTATTAAAATTGAATCGATTTTGGCAGCGTACTCAGCGGTAACATCTACCATAGTTGTTCTAGCAGTATCCCCTAAATTACCCATAGTATTTTTAGGTGTGATCGTTGCGACGCTATATAAATTTGGTGTTGCCATTTTTTATTCCTCTGTTGTTATTACTATCCGAAAATCATTGCCATTGCAATAGATTTTCCTATTACTGCACTTGCACTTGTTCCTGCTGCTGCCCATGATAATGTACCAGAAGCATTTGATGTTAAGGCATAACCAGAACTCGCAGCATCCGCTGCTGGTAAAACCCATGTTACTGCGCCTGATACAGTAGTTGGGGCTTTAAATCCAACAGCTGCTGAATTATCAGCGTCATTGAATAAAAGAGCATTTGTATTAGATAAAGTGATTCCTGAAGAAGAAGCAAAAACATCTATAATATCTGGATTAGTACCATCATTGGCACTTGCATATAAAAGTTTAAAACCTTTATCTGTAGTTGACCAAGTTACACTTCCTCCAGATCCTGAGACATATTTAAATTGAACTGTATAAGCTCCACTCGTACTGTTTTTAATTAAATACCAGTTTTCTACATCGATAGGTATAGTTACAATTTTAGCTCCTGTAATAGCTTGTGGAGTATCTGCTCCTAAGAGAATAACTCTTGTTGCAAGAGTTGCACCTGTAGATCCATCTGATACTGCTAATGTAGTTGTGTTAGCTCCTGCCCCTGCAGCATTTAAAGTTTGAACTTTATATCCACCAGCTACTTGTTCTAAAAGATCTAAATTTGTATTTGTTTTTGTTCCCCATGTACCAGCATTTTCGCCAGTAGCCATTTTTTCTACGCCGAGAGGGGTATAGGTTGATGCCATAATTTTTCTCCTAATTAATACTTACGTTATTTTTATATTTTGTTTTGTTCATATTGTCAATCCCCCTTAGTAATTCTAGTGTAGTTACCTGTTTGAGTGGCTGTTGTTTTACTATAATTACCAGTTTGAGCAGCTGTAACAATTCCCCATGCTATTGGTGCTACGCCAATAGGAGAAAGAGTAACAGTTGCTGACACTCCGGTCAACCCCATTGTTTGTTCTGTTGGTGCAATAGCTCCTGCTGCAGCAGTTGCAGAAACTCCCGTTAAACCCATAGTTTGATCTGGTGGAGTAATTGCTCCGACAGCAGAAGTTGCTGAAACGCCCACCATAGTAAATGTTGGATTAGATGTAACTGTTGGAGCACCTAGAGCAGTTTGTAGTGATGAAAGTCCTGTTAATGATTCTGTATAATCTCCTCTTGCAGTTGGAGATCCTAAAGCAATGGTACCTGACAGTCCGGTTAAAGGAACTGCTATTCCAGTAGTAATTGTACCCAGTGCTATAGTAGCTGCTTGACCTGTTAATGATTCGGTATAGTCTGATCTAGCGACTGGAGATCCTACGGCTGCTGTTGCAGCAACCCCTGTTAATCCCATTACATCAGCTACTGGTAATGCAAAACTGCCCCAGGCACCATCATCCCACGAACCTTGGCCCCAGGCTTCATTACCTATAGAAGTAGTTGCAGAAACTCCGGTTAGTGTAACACTTAAACCAGATGATCCCCAATTCTCTACACCCCAACCATCAGAACCCCACCCTGTATTTATTTCAGTAGTAATTGTAGGAGCTCCAAGAGCTGTTGTTAAAGACTGTCCAGTTAAAGTTATTGTAGCGGTATTAGATTGCCAAGAGTTTTGTCCCCAGGCTACTGAAGGACTATCACCACCCCAAATTGATGCCATAAGGATTTCCTCCTTATGCTATACCAATAATGGCT